TATTTCTGGAGTTACCGTAACTAGACCTTCATACGATCGAGTAATAATACCAGTATTACTAGTGATCTCTAAATCATAAAGATATCTACCAAATACCACATTACTAGTTTCATTTGCTGTAAGAGAAATAGTTACCACTGATGATGTGGTATTTACAGCAGTTGTAAATGTGGTAGATGAATTTGAAGTATAATGTTTTCTCATTTGAGAATTTGCTGTATAATTTGTTAAATCTAACAAATCCCCAGCAGAATCTTTTATAACCAAATTAGCAGAAAACGTTGTGCCTTGGTCTATTACCAGATTTTGTTTAATACCCATTATGCTTCAATTCTTGTAAAATTAATAGTGGTATTTGTTGATGTTGGATTAAAATTCACTCTAACGTGTGAAGTATTTGAATTTGCAAAAAATGAACCAATATAGGTATTTGAAACTATTATTGCATATTCAGATAAGTATGCATTATCTACATCGTGAGTGACTAATACTTTAGAAGCATAGTAATTATTAGCATTGTTGTCTTTTACTGCAAATAAGTATTCTGCTGATGCATATGTATTTGTTAAATAGTTGTTGATTTCTGTATTTGTTGTTCCTGAAGTTTCGACACTTCCTTGGGATTGTAGTATATTCATACTATTACATGTGAATGTTCCTGTAATAGCAGCATTTCCAGTAGCAGTATTTGAATCTACTGTTACTGTTTTATTTGTCATAGCATCTGCTAATTCATTTGTTCTATTTCGCCAATAGTCAAAGGTGCTAGTATTTGCTGTATTTGCTACTATTATTGTCATTTAATTTTCTCTTTAATAGATATTAAAAAAGTATTCCTTGTTGGTACTCTGGTCTTTTATTTATACTTTTATCACAGTCCCCTGGCAACCAATATTTATCAGAATTGTATTCCATATCGAAATCTTCTTTTACAAACAAAGAATTTATATTGTATGTGTCATCTTTAAATTTAAAACAATATGGATTATCAGCAAGCGTTACTACTGAATAAAATTCAGTTAAGACCTCTAAATTTAATTCATATTTGCAAATATCTAAACAGTGAAAACAACTACTACCACTGTTTATTAAATCATCTATTATTATTACGGGTGCTTCTGTTGGAATGCCCTCTATAAAATTAAAAAGACCATACGATTTTCTTTTTTTTCTAACTGTAAAGCTGTTAATATTTATATTAAATTTTAAAGCGTTTTGTTGAATTGCAGAAATTAAAGGCAAAGACCCGGATTCTAATCCACATAATTGAAAACATGGCTCTTTTTCATTTAATTTATAGTATAGTAAAATTTCATCTAACAGAAGTAAACTAGTATAGTAAACCATAGTAGAATTATGAGAAAGATTCCTAAGAAAAAATTGATAGTTGTGGTCTTTAGATTTTCCTAGAATAACCCCCTTTTTATATTTGGGCACATATTCAAAGTCTGGGTTACATCTAAAAAGACATTTTTCATCTATGAATTTCTGTATAGTTTCTTTAATCTCTACTTTTTTTCCAGGATCTATCATGTTTTCAAATCATCTCTATTTAAAATTGTTAGTGGTTTAAAATCTTTTTTTAAATATCTATCTTCTAATTTACCACTAGAAAATTTAGAACCATATTTATTTAAAACTGCAAAAATATAAGGCAGCATATCAAATTTATGATATTTTAATACATTATGGCAATGTAAAAAAGTATTAGTAGAATTACACATTTCTCCAACAATAAGAACTGGTAAATCTACAGTACATCCTTCAATAAAATTATGTATGCCATATGATTTTCTTTCATTTTTTATCATAAATGAATTTAATTTAATACCATATTTTTTTTCTAATATAATAGGGAGTGAAATTAAAAGAGGAATTGATGAAAATTCTTGCCCTGCAATTTGAAATTCAAAATGTCCTACTTCTTTCTCAATTATTTTATAAAATTCTTCTGCTACACAATTTAAAAAATCTATATTATATAGCGCTCGTGAAAGATAATACTGAGAAGAATATCTAGTTCCAGGCAATTTTCCAAAAAAATACCCATCTGCATATTCTATACATTCTTCAGAAATTATTTTAGAAATATATTGTTTATTTGTCATTTTATATTCATCTAATTCAAAATTTATTTTCATATATTTTATCTCCAATAACAACACAGTCTAATTTATGATATTTAAAATCCCCATTGTCATAAAATGAAAAATTAGTATCGTGATTAACTAATGCGATCGATAATAATTTCATAGAATACCTACATTATATGCTATACTAATCCTAGTAAAATTTTCCTTTTTAGTAGGAGTGACCATATGATTTAAATATGACGGGAACACAATTATACTATTTTTGATGGGTGTAATACAAATAGGATTTCCAAAAAATGGATATTTTTCAGTTTTTTGAGTGGATATTGAAGTTTTTATATTTTCATTAGGATCTAATAAAACCAGATCACCCGGATTGGGCTGTGTTTTAGATGTAATTATAGGAGTAACTGATTTATTATATTCTTCTAAAACATTATTATCAAAATATCCAGAGGTCGGAAAGTATATACCAGTAAAGATACAAGAGTTGTTTATGCCATGTGTGTGTGTCATATGAAAAGCAAAAGGATCATTATTTACGTTTGCCCACAATCCTCTTACATCAAATTCATCATAAACTTTAACGTATTTCATAAAATCTAGTAAAAATTGCTTAATTTTATTAGAAATAATATCAAAACTTTTATATTTTTTTTCTAAGCCTGATATAGTTTGTTGGACTCCCACCCCACTTCTTTCTTGGTTTCCTTCAGTATTCAATTCAAAAAATATATCTTCTATTAACTTTTTATTTAAATCACCAACATCTAAAATGCCATATCTAATAGGTATAGAAAATGCTGAAATATCATTTTTAATCATATTATTATCCATAGTAAAAATTTATTTTATTTTTTCTAAAATCAAACCTAACATATCTTTTATTTCTTTAACTTCTTCTTTTAAATTGTCAATTTCCTTATTTTTCTGTTTTTTTAATTTATATGCTTTCAGAGCATTATTGTCTGTATTTACCACAGAACCATGATTATCATCACTTCTAATAAAAGTATCATCTGATTTTTCCATATTACACCTGTAAACAAATACCTCTTACATCATTCAATTTAGGAACTCTAATCGCATTAGAAGATAGTAATACTATTTTTAGAGCCATTTCTTTATATCCTACAAACCTAGAACCATCTGAATTTTCATATTCGACTATACCATCACCACCACCAGATGCAAATACATAATATATAGCAGCAGTGTTAGTTGATTCTAAGCCATTATCGACAGTCATACTAGTATTATTGGAAATATTAGTTATAGTTCTAACTGCAAAATAATCATCAGATGCTACTCTAATTCTATCACCAACAGTAAAATCTTCAGTGAAAAATGTTCCAGTAAAGAAATGACCTGTTTCAGAAACAGAGGTTGCTGTTATGTTAATATTTGCACCTGTTCTAGAATCAGATAATGCCATTTGTGTTGTATTAGAGAAAGAAACGTAATATTTATTATTTGCAGTCAGTCCAGTTATTGCAGTATTACCAGCAGAAACATTATAAATTAACTCATCACCAGTATTAAAAAATGTGTTTGAAGTTGTAATATCAATAGTATTATTTGAATTATTTACCTCAGTGTTAGCATTAAAATTGTGTTCTTTTGCTGATATAATAGTATTACTAGTTTCTATTGATATACCACCAGAAAGAGGATTGTATATATTGACGCCCACATTAGCAAATGCACCAGATGTAACTGCATTTATAGTTGGAACAGAAAATTCATATTCTATGAAGTCATTTGTGTTTGTAGGTGATGAATAAACAAAACTACCACCATTATCATATTGTAATTCTGTCCATACTTTATCTTCAAATGCTTGAGAGTCTTGATCATTCCATAATTTAGCATATATTTTAATATCAGTATCTGCTGGTCTATAAGCAGTCATATAAACTTTTAGATCTTCTGACTCTTGACCATCTGCCAAAACTATTTTTTTAGAAACATATTTTGATAATGCATTACCATATCTCGTATGCTCATCTGTATAATCATTATTAATTAAGTTTTCAATAAAAAATGAAGATTTTCTAGATAAGTTTATAGCAGGAGAAACTAAATCAGATTGACTTTGTAAATTTATATCAAAAATAGAAGATTTATTTGATGATAAATTATTTATTTCATTCGATTTAGACATTGCATGTCGTTCAGTATCAATAAATTGATAATCATATTCGTTTACTACATTTCGATAAGCTGCATCTGTAATATTTGCATTAGAAGTTCCCTTGAAGTTATAAGATAAAGTGGTTCTTGCTGGTTGCAATGTGCCAAATTTAGGAACAGTTGCGTGATATTTTAAGTTATCAACACTTGTTACATTAGAATATGCTATTAGTGTCGATTCAGTAATAGAGGAATGGTATTGTAAAGTGTTACTTGTATTAATTCTATATACTGCTACAATTGGATTGGTAGTGTTGGAAAAATAAGATGTGGTATTTGCAGTAGAAGAATCTATCCAAAGCTCGCCATCTGCTTCATCAATGTATTGAATTCTACCAGAAACCGAATTCGCTAATGTATTTGATACTATATTAAGAGTATTTTGTGTTGATATAGATCCGTTTACAGTAAGAACAACATCACCAACTTTCAATCCTAATGATGTATTAGCTCTAGTAAATCCATCTAATGAAAGATATTCGTCGTCTTCATTTTTAAATATAGCATTACCATTTAGTTGTGTGAATTTTGATCTATAAAGATTGAATGTTATATCTTCTTTTTGAATAGCAGTCCAAGTTTTTCTATTCGCAGAAATAAACATAATTCCAGCATATGGATTTGAAAAAACTTGTTGATCTGTTGTTATATCAACATCTCCTGTTTCACAAGTCCATATTGCAAAATTCGGACTACCTCCATCTGGTTCAACTATGAATGCATAATCTTTATTACTCATTAGATAAACTGGAAAATCTAATTCAAAACGTGTTTCTACTAAAGGTTCTCCAAAAGTTGGACCCCTAGATTGAGATATTTCAGATTCTGTTAGATGTGCCTGACCAATAATTCTAGATTGGTCTGGCATATTATTTTCCATTTCACAAATGCGAATAGTACATCCTAATGTTCTATCTTTATATCTGAAGTATACTCCAACGCTATTTAAATAAATTCCAGATATTTCTGCTGGTAAATTTCCAACGGTAAAAGATTGTGCTATTGGATCTTCCTGGGGAGGATCAGCATCTATAATTCTTGTTCGTCTTGTTGTTAAAATTCTTCTCTGTGATGTAGATAATGTAGCTATCTGGGGCTGTTTAATTAGAAGTGTAGTAGAGCCTGTTGTAACAGAAACTGCTTCTGCCATATAATTAGTGAATGCTATAGTGGTTCTAGCATCAGCCCCTTCTGTTATACTACTAACATTATTTAATTCAAATATTCTTTCGCCATTTCTAAATGTTTGTGGTGGAATTATAAACAGGCCGTTAATATTTCCATTTTCATCTGCTACTAGTTGGGTGCCATAATTACCATTTTGATTTACTACTCTGTCTTCAAGTCCTTCTTGTGGTTCTGTCAAACCAGAAGGCGTACCCGGTGCAACATGCTCATCAACATTAACACCATCAAAAAATGCGTGTATATTAGATCTAGGTTTCATACCGCTTGCTATAAATGCAACAACTCTAGATCTCATATATGGATTTAGTGAAACATCTCTTACATATGAACCCAAATCTATATTTTCTGTTAATGTATTTACTGATAATTGATTTATGGTTTGTTCTTGAAGTGTGTTAGTTCTAGTGGTGCTATTCATACGGAAGTCGTTGATCCTCCTATTCCGTGTTCTACTAGTGGAACTAATATTTCTCCAATCACCAAAAACTGTACCAAATGGAGAAGCAGCAAATTGCTCCCAAGGTGTTGATAAATCGATATCGACATTTACGTTTGGAACCAACGATTCATCTTGAAAATAATCATAATTTGGATATAGTTCCAACAAACCGTTCCATTGCCAAGCAGATTCTGTACAAACTCTGTATTTTGTTGAAAATTCTTGTGATATATATTTTTCATCTTCATAATCTAATAAAACTAATGGTCCTCTTCTTTTAACATTAGATGATTTTACAGAATCCGATGATGTATTTGGTGTAAATTGAAAATCTATAGCGTGTTTATTAAAGAAAGGTCTTGCTACCGATTGATCTTTATCAATAGCAATTTTATATTCGAAATCTGAAACATTACCTATATTATGAGAATTAAATGGATCTGCAAATATACCATTTTTAAATCTATTAAGGCCATTGGCATCAGATATTGTCAAATCTCTTGATTTTTGCTCTAGTGCATTTAAAACTGTATAATACTCAAGTCTTTTAAGTCTTCTGTCAATAGCACCAACATCTTTCATCGTATATCTACGATTATATCTATCAAATATTTTTATTTCTTGTGATGATTTATAAGTTTCATATTCTCTTCTTGTAGCAGAAGGATACGGTGGAACAAAAGTTTCTTTGAGTAATACTTGATCGTTTTCTATAAATGGAGATTGTGGGTTTTCTGATGGAACACCTTGATTTACGATAAAATTCCCAGTAGGATTAATAGTAATAATATCTATTCTAGGCAAATAATATTCAAAATCTGCTACAAAATTGCTATCAGGGACAACCATATGTTGACCAGATGCAGGTATTACATAATTATTTGTATTTAATCCTGGATTAATAGTAGCCGACCCTTCTGTAGAAGAAGAAACAGCAGTGTTTGATTTTATTGCTCTAAAATCTATAAAGTTTCTTATTTCCGAACCATTATGCTGTGTTAATTCGATTGTCTGAATAGCATCTGCATTATTAGAATTTATATCATCAATTGGATATGATTCCACAGAGAAAAATCCAACAGAAGATGAGGTATTAGCAGTAAAATGATCCAATTCTATTAAGAATTTAGTAGATCCTGATATTTTTGATGTATATTCTGGTTTAATAAATATTCTTGAATGTTCTAATGTATCTTCTCTACTACCACCATCTAGATTGAACCAAGTTAGTCTATCAGGATTTGTGTTAGCATATGTTGTGCCTACATAAATGTGTCTAATTTTATGAACGTCTGAGAACCCAAGATCCCAAGGACCAACGCTGGTTGCTACGCTATTAGAGCAATCTATCTTAACAAACGTATTTTTGTTTATAATTTTTGATATTGGACTTGCTTGATTTCTATTCACTGGATATGAACAGTAGACAGTTTGACTTCCGGTATCTAGAGTTAATCCTAAATTAGCTGAAAATGAAGTATTAGAGTTTATAGTAACATTAGCTAAAGGTAAAGGAGTTCCTGTAACAAAATATTTACCAAACTTACTTGCTGTATTAGAATCAGGTAATGCAGTATCAATAGTTAAAACTGAACTATTTCCCACAGACACTACTCTTCTCACGTAACTTTGAGATGAATTCGCATATATTCTGATATTTGAATTGGACACTACTTCATTTGTAAAATCTGTACCATTACCAGCTATAGTAGTAGTTCCAGCAGTTATAGCAACATTACCAGATAAATTAGCAGAATATGCGTTTGCAGATAAAATTACATCATAACCATTTAATTGCGATCCTGATAATATAGAGCCGGATGATTGATTTAATCTTTCTGTAGATGCCCCGGTTGCTGGAGTATCTACAGAAATTGTTAATATACCAGCACTGTTTATTGTTCCAGATTTAATCTGAGTATATGTATAATTAGTATCACCGATTCCAGTATTATTTGTTAATCTTTTTATTGCTGTTAATCCACTATCAAATATACTGGATTTTTTCGTGGAGTCTTTTAATTGCGCAACACCCGCTTCCAATACAATATCTGCTTTTGCTGAACCAAAAGTACCAGACATATATAAACTTTTTACATCTGAGGAAAAGCTTTTCCCTGAATTCATTCGAATGTTGAACAAATATATATAATATTTTGCTGTAGGTGTTCCTTTAGTGCCTGCATTAAAGGAAACTGCTCGCACGTTTGCCTTACCAACGGAAATACCAGAAGGCGTTGATGAAGTTCCTTCATATTCTGAAATTGAATTTTGTGCAGAATCATATAATGTGATTTCTAAAAGCTGCTCGGTATCAAAAATACCAACATATTCATCACAGATAACATAGTTTCCGTAATTTGCAGTTACTATTTGATTTTCTGCAAAATTGGTTGATATCCCTCTAGACGCTTCAACATTAACAGATCCTATTTTTTCTATTCTGTTACCACGAACATAAGAAATACCAGAAGACATCTCATAAAAGAATGATTGTGTATTTGCAGTATTATCTCTAGTTTCTGCTGTAAATGGTTTTATATAATAGTCGCCAGATTCTTCATATGTTCTTTTTGCTAATTCTTTTTGAATAGCATTATATTCAGTAGTATCTGTTTGTTGTGTTGGTTCATTTGAATCGAATTCAACAATAGAAAAGAAATTAGTATTTGATGTATCGGTTTTTAATTTTGAAACTAGAACTGGATTTAGTTTTAATCTATAAGCACCAGGAGCATTTTCATTAGGGTAGCCAAGTGCATTATCTGTTAATGATAAATCTTCTTGGTCATTAACAATATTTTCCGATGTTTCAAACCCAACAACATATCCAGTAGCATTCGTAGAAAACTCATTAACTGTGATAACCTGAGGGCCAACTTTTGAAAAGAATCCTTTTTGAAAAATTATACCATCTGAAACACCCATACAATAAGATTGGCCATTAGAAGTAAAACTACTATTTGTAGCAATGGAATTTACTGTATATAATAAATTATTAGAGTCTAGAGTTCCAAATTCATTTTGATTTTCAGAATATATATAAAGATTGTCTCCAGGCAAAAATGCAGATACTTTATTGTTAGATGAATCTGTACCAAATGTCACATAATCAAGATAGAGTCTATTAGTATTTGGTGCTGATGCTTTAAGTCCATCTTTTGCTAATTTAATATTTGCTCTAACAGCATTATTTGAATCTGTTGAATTTGTAACAACATATGTTTGTGGATCTGATGAATAAACGTTTAAATCAGTAGGTCGAACTGTGGATTCTACACTGTTTGCAAAATATATTTTATCCTCAATAGAAATATAAGATAGGTTTGGATAATAAAATATTGCAACACCATCAACTATAGTACCATCTTTAAATACATTATTCCCAAATCGTTCAATTTGTTTTTGTATAATTGTCTGTAGCTGTGTTAGTTCTCTTGCTTGAACAGCAACAGCAGGTCTAAATAAGATTTTATAAAAATCTTTATCTTCATCATAATCATCAAAATATGGTGAAACATTAAAATTAGTTTTTAAAGATGACATACTTATTTTTTCCTATTATAACTTAATAATCAGCTTATATGCTTCATTTTGATTATTTGAACGATTTACATTATTTATACTTTGCGTATAAAAAGGAACTAAATCTTTGTAATAAATATCGCCAGTTTCATTTATTGTCTGAATGGTTGTTGTGTTACTTCCGGCTGCATTTGTGACAGATTCTCCTTGTTGAAAATCTTTATCACCTGCAACATAAACTTGTGTAGAGTTAGAAAAAACAACATATCCAACTGCTTTACTATTAGCACCTTTGATTTTTTCTCCCTTCACAAAAGTATGTGCAGGATTTACATTTGCTTTTAATACTTGATCAAATGTGCTTGTAGTATATACATCACCCTTTGTGAAATCAGAATTCATATAATATACACCTTTTGCGATACCTATCTTATTATAAAGGGTATTGGATGTTATTATTGTATTCGATTCATTGTTTGAGAATTTAAAATTAATTCCCAATCCTTGAACATTTAGTTCGTTCTCTGCACTTGAACCGTGACCACCAGGAGGATTTATAATTGTATATAGATTTGCTCCAGTTCCAGAAGGGCTGTCTATTGAAACATTTGCCCAAGAAACAAAAGACCCTTTGGTTAAGACTATAATACTATGAATAGAATTTGAGGAAGCATTAATATTACAGTATGCTGTTGGTCCTATATCACCATCAGTTTCAATAACAATATCAGGAGCAATAGAATATAAAGTTACACCTGGGGTTATGTTATCCGTGTTTGCACTTGTGGTAAATCTTACAAATTTACCTGTAGCATTGGATGTAAAAGTATCTACTTTTAATAATTGAGATGTGGAGACTGTGTTGTTTAACAAATATATTCCATTATCATCATAATGAAAACTATCACCAATAGTATTAGATTGAACCTGAATTGTTGAAGTATTAATAACTGCTTGGACTGTTCCGTTTGAATGTCTATCATATCCAACACCATTATTTGCAATTACGATAACTTCTACACCAGCATTATTACCAGCAGCACTAACTATACTTGAATTAGAATATAGGGGAACATAATCTGCTGTTGCAAATCTATCATAATTTGTTGTTGATATAGATGAGATATATCTCCACACATAACTATCGGAAGTTTGAAAAGATGTTGATTGTGTGGGAGTAGAAATAGAACTCGGATTCACAGTAGAATTTGCATTATTCGCATTATCAATACATTTGTAAATATGATAATAACCACCAGGAACTTCTGGTGGAGTAATAGCATAATATTTTGTATTTGTAAATAATGTATTTGAAGTATTATCATATCTTTCATAAGAAGTATTTGTAGACCAAGCATTATTTTTAATAACTGGTACTATATCTGTATTTGAAAGTTGTTTTCCAAATAACATTAACCAAGAATTTATGAAAGAGGTATCATAATCACTATCAACTGATGTTGGTATACCATTAGAATATTCTACTGGGTGAGAAGCAAAAGCATAATAGTGTGAAACATTTGCTTCAACACTTTCTAAAATATCTTGTATTAAATTTTGTTTAAATTCAGGTAGAATTTTTGACATTATTTACCTATTGCAGTATAACTTACTGATTTTGCTGTTACATTTGCAGTTCTTACGTTTGCAGTAGATGTATTTGATGCTATCACAATAGACTGATGTGTTGCATTATATGCACCCGCAATATTTGTTGATACTGTTAATGAATACAATCCTGTTGGAAATACATTGGCAAAAGTAATATTACCTACTGAAGTGTTCGCATCAACACTTCCATATTGAAGAATTAGACCATTAGGAAGATATGTAAATCCATTTGCAGTAGTTGCAGCTGTCCCTAGTGTCAATCCAGTATTACTATTTACAGTTACCGATGTAGCATTTACAAGAGAACTGTTTGCTGATGTGTTAACTGTAGAATTCCCTACAGTTACCGTGCCTTCTGAAATTGTAATAGATGAAGTGGAGTTAGAAACAACAATTGTTGAACTGTTCGATGTAGTGTTAACAGTAGAATTGCCAATTAATATTGAACCAGTTGTAGTGGAAACTTCTGATGTAGAATTGGAAATTTTGACTGTGCTACTATTCGCAACAGTATTTGTTGTACCGGTTCCAAGTAAAATATTGTTTGCAGCAGTTGCATTATTAGATGCAAAGGTAAAGGCAGAATATACTTCGTTAAAATTATCATTGACTTTGTCAAAAGCATCACGTAATGGATCACCAGTCCCATCATTTGCGGTTGAACCTATTCCTATTGTCTGTTTTGTCACTTCATATGACTCCTAATTTAAGAAACAAAATCTGCTAATGGTAACATTCTATCAGCCGTGTAAGTTCTGTCAGCAGTAGCAAAGAAAGTATAGCTATCCACAGTAACAGTCCCATTGTCAGATAGTAAAATATTAGAATCTGATGTAAAATCAAAAGATTTTATCGATGTATTACTACTATGTAATAATTCTATAGTAGAACTTACGTCTTGTATAAGTTCAAATTCACCAAACAATTCAGAACCGGCAGAATGAAACGTATCTTTTATTATATCTTTATATTTAGCAAGTATTTTTTGAACTTTTATCTGATAAGAAAAATCTTGATAAAAATAACTATCTTGTATAAATTTATCAGAGCTTAAATGGCTTCTTGTAGTAGTCCAAAATCCTCTACCCACACCAATACCAGATTTTAAAACTCTACCGCTAACAAGACGTGCTGTATTGAACTCTGCTATATTGACAGATAATAATGCATTAATTCCGTTAGAAGTTCTAATGGAAATAGTTGGCGTTGTTTGATATCCAGATCCTCTGTCACTATAAACAACGGATGTGATAACACCACTACCATCAGTTCCCACTACTGCATTTGCACTATCTGCGGTGTCTCCACCAGAAAAAATAACTAATTCATTGTTTTGATATCCAGAACCACCAGAACTAATTACAACATTACTCAATCCACCTTGTAGATATAAATCTACAGATTCGCCGTTTAAATATGATTTACCAGAATTAACGATTGTAACTGAAGTTGCAATGTCATTGCCTGATGCTGGAATCCCTCTAATATTTTCATTTTCACCATTAATAGTTTCATCTTCTCTTACCATAATGGTATCATACGTGGCAAAATTAGATGGTAATATTGTAGGTGCTGCTCTATACTTAGCGCTTCCTGTAGAATTATTTTCAGGAGGACCATAGAGAATTATTTGCGTGCTGTTTGTAACTTCTTTAATTACTTGTATTTCTTCTGTACTAGTTAAAGACAAATTTGCTTGAATCTGTATAACATCATTTGCTTCAAATATAGAATCAAATATAGTTGAAGTTCCTGTGATTGTATTTGAAGATGTTGTATAACTTAATGTTCCGGGGAGATTATTTGAAATTAGTGTAGATCTAACAAAATTTATAGTTGTATTATTATAGTTATTACCAGTAGTTACATTTGTTAAGGTTGACACTGTTCCAAAAGTATCTGTTCTAAATGATAAAGCAGATCCGATTGTAGCAGTTAAATTAGCAGTAATATCACCCGGAAATCCATAGGTGGTAGCGTCTAATTGTAAATCAGAATAATTACAAATGACATCAGTGTTGTATGTAATAAGTTGTTGATTAGTTAACTGATCTATATCAAAATTAGCACCGGACCCAGAAGTATCACCTGTGCCGTTATAGACAAATATCGAAGAATTTGATAGATAACCAAACCCACCAGATAAAATATCAAAGTTGATAGATCCAAACGCTCTACCTATACTAGCAACTCTTAATAATCCATTTTGACCAAATGATATAATATTATTGTTTGATAGGTCTCTTTTGACAATTTTTAATATATTACCTACTTTAAAATTCTGACCACCATTAATTAATTGTAGACCATTCAAAGAGCCTTTTAAAATAGGCGAAGAAGAAATAGCAGAAGTATTTGATGCTTGTCCTTTTAGAACAATTGCTTCTCCTATGGTAAAATCTTGGTTTTTTGGTGTTATATTTGAAATAAACAAAGTGTTCACAATATCATTATCAAAAGATTCTTTTATAAAGGATTCTATAACTGCAAGAGTGCCGGATTCAGAACCCTCAACTTCCTTACCTACTAAATCATTTAGACTTCCATTATCTGTAACTTCTAAATACTTTGGTTCTTTCCAAGTCCCATCAGAAGGTTTTAATAGATCTCTTCCAGGAATATATATTTCTGAATCTAAATTATAAAGAAGTTTAAATAGTAATTTATGTCCCTGAATACTCGATTTTGATCTATAAGCATCAAGAGCATGCTTTATCATAAATCTTTTATTTACAACAGTTTCAAATGGGATACCGAATAAATATTTTTTCTCAAAATGAACTAGGAAGTCATCTATAGTGTTATCAACATCGCCATAGTTTAAAAGACTTCTTGAATGGTAGATTGGATTACCATTAGATTCCATCCATTCATAATATGCTTTCATAAACAATATGAAAGTTGGTCCATCTTCTCTATAAAAAGATGGAAATTGGCTTTCAATGAAATTTGATATTTTTGGTTCTATTGAAAATTCCATATTATTTTACTGTTTCTATTACATTAACATTAACATTAGAATTATCAATAAGTAGAATCATATTTTGTGAAGAAATTACATCTTTATTCTTAGTATTAACCAAGAATGAAATATATTGATCATAACTTTTTATTTTAATATTATCAATTTCTACTTTACCAGTAGTATAATTTATTGTCCCAATATTTGATTTAATAATTATTAATTTACCATCAATTTCTTTATAAACTTCTAATATACCACTACCATTATCTTTTATTTGAGCAAATGCTGTTTCATTAGCATCATCATCAAGATATGTAAATTGTGTAGTTGTAAGAACTACTGAATTATGAGTATATCCAGTGCATAATGTTTTTCTTGATTCAAGTTCGTTATTATAGTTTATAATAAAGCTTACTTTTTCATTCACTTTTGGTGTTTGTCTTGAAAGTAATCTCACCTGAGTGTCATTACTTGTAATATTTTCATCAACAGTATCGATAGATGAAACAAATTTACTATATCTAAAATCATTATCGAATTTTGAAAGATTAGTATTTCCAAAATCTATAATATCTTGTATTACTAATGCATTTATATCATTGACAGATTTCAAAGATGTTATAGTATTAAGTTGAACAGATGAAATCACGTGAACATAAAAGAGATCAGGATCAACAAAAACAACTCTGTTTGGAAGAGCAATATAATCTAATAGATAATTAAGAATATCGTTCTTTAGAAAATCTGGAGCAACAATTCCCGATGCTGGTTTTAATGAAAGTAAAACTTTACCATATTGTTTTGGTTCTACTTCTTGACCACCATAAACATTTACATCCGATAAGGCTCCTCCAAATCTAGCTAGAACTAAAGCAGAATAATCGTTTGATGCTACTGCTCTTTGTTGTGTAGCAAAATATCTAGGTGCTCGGAATTTAACTTCATCAATAGTTTCTTGGAAGGCACCATCTGCTGAATTAGTAATTACTGTAGGAGTTACTGTTGATATTTCACCAGAATTTATTGGTCCTAAATCATCAACAAGAGAAAGAGCTGTAACACCATTAGAATCTTTGCCATTGTTTACAATATAGTCTGCTTCTATTGTAGCAAAATTTTGTGGTCTTCTACCAAATATATCGTTACCAAAAGCAATTTCATATCTATTATTATCAGATGGTTGTAAGAAAAATACTTGTGAGTTTTTGTTTATACCAAGAAGATTTTCTGCTCTTGAATAATTATATGAGTTAGCACCATTGTTCTCTATTACTGTAACTGTAAGAGTATTAACATCTATATTTTGGTTTGATAATCTAAGAACTTGTGTCTCATCTGTTGAATCATATATAAAAGAATCTTGAAAAAATGAACCTTCTAAAATTTCTACATTCGAAATGGAATAAGTATCATTTGCTGATGTAATTATATTTACATCATTGGTAACGAACTCAAAAGAATCATTTGAGTTTGAACCAGAAAATCTAGTCCCCTTAGGTATCGTAAGTGGGCCATTGATTCCAGTAGTTTCAAATGTTAAATCGAGAAATGCTGTTGATGATTTATTTGAAATAGGAAGATAGTTTAATTCTTTTGAATGTGATGCGACAGAATCATATTTTTGAGAAGAATCAAGAAACATTTCAGATGCAACCATATTCATATAGAAAGAATTTAAATATGAGTTATATGACATTACATCAAGTAAGACATTAATATTCGACCCATCAAAATCATAATCTTTTAAAACAGATTGATTTTGAAGGTAAGTTTTAAAGTTTTCTTTTAGTGTATCAAAATCTAATGACGAAATGTTTAATGAACTATTTGCCATTTAACGAACTCTTTTCAGTAATGGTATTGTTAATACGATCTCTTCTATGTTATTTATAAGAGTATAAACAATAGTAATAACTATTTCGTATGTATCTATTAGTCTATTTATTTGTGTTGTATCTGAATCTAATGAAGATTCTACCAATACCTCTATAAGATTAACTCTAGGTTCATTATTTTGTATAGTTGTTCTTATAAAAAATTCTAAATCATTTATTTTTGCTTGTGTATTTAGTTCAAAAAGTGATGCATTTAC